GGTATCCATCGGCTCGCCACCCGCCCGCATCAACTCCAGCACCCAGCCGAAAGGCAAGATGACGCCCATGTTCGTGTCCCGGCGGACCCCCGTAATGAGCTTCTTGGCGTAGTTCAGGAGGGCCGTCATCGTGGGGTCGTTCGCCTTGAACAGGTTCACGCTCTCTGGCGGCGTCAGCACCGGCAGGCCGTTGAGGTTCCGCTCGATACCGATCGCCTCTATCTCCTCCGTGCGCGTCGCATAGAAGTAGTCCCTGTAGGCCGTCCGCAGGATGCTCTGCCCCTCGGGGTTGCCCTGCGTGCTCGTCGTCTTGAAGTGCAGGAACTTGCTGCGCGGGATGAAGACGGCCGCCGATATCTTCGCAACATCCCGCTGCCAGACACCTACCACCTCGCCGTGCGGGTCGAACTCCCAGCGGTCAACCGTCTCCTGCCCCCGGATGGCGAACTTCGCCCAGCCCCACTTCCCATCGTCATAGTCGCTCGCTGGGAGGGGCCATCCATCGTCGCCAAGGCCCGCATCGTTCCCCAGCCGCTTCTTGAGCACGATCTCCAGCAGGGAGTAGCCGTAGGGCAGGAAGCTCATCGCCTCGGACATGGTCTCCCGCCAGGTGTAGTCCATGTCGTCGAAGCAGCCCTCGAGGAACTCCTGCGCCTTCTCCGCGTCGGGCCCCTCCCCGGGCGTGAACTCCAGTTCGGCGGAGAGGAGAATCTGCTCGATGGCGAAGAGGACCGCGCCTACGACAGCATTGTTGAGGCGCATCTCCCGGTACTTCTCATACCCCCGCTGCCCCTGAAGCTGGGTGAAGAACTCTTCCCCGATGTTGCCGCCCCAGGCGTTCAGGCCCGTTGAGCCCCGCTCCGTCAGCATCTGTGACGGTGGCAGCAGAAGCGTGCCCTGTTGCGGATCGTCCGGTTTCGTGCTCTGTCGCATACCCTACCCCCTGTCCAGCGCGCCTACGCCACACCTCTCGTCGGATCGTCGCCACCCACCACCACGATGCCCTGACGGCGTGCCCGCTCCATCGCCTGCTGGAAGCGCTCCCAGCGCTCGTGCTTATCGATCTCCAGGCGACCGCACAGGTACGCCATCATGGCCGCTGCCTGCACTAACCCGCCGTCAACCGGTTCGCCTACCTCGACGCTTGCGCCGAAGCCCTGTTCGAGTTCACGCCGGCCGAATGATTCCCACCAGCGCTTCGCCCCCTCGACGGCCAACTGTAGCGACCCGCCCAGATTCTGCGGAACGTCTTCAGGTGTTCTCATATATCCTCCTCCTCAGGCCACCAGTCGAATCGCATCCGCACAACATGGATTAGGCAACTGAACCTCCACCATATTCGGTTGTACGCCTCCTCTAAGACCTCTCGCATCTCATTCCCCTATCCCCAGCAGCCGCGCGCCCGTCTCCCCCGTCAACGGATAGCGCTCGCCGCTGATGTTGACCAACACCACGCCGTTCCCGTTCCCGCTCACCTCAGCAATCGTGACGACCTCGCCCGCCGGTGCCCAGCATCCCAGGGAGCGCGGGAGGCAGACCTTCTGCCCGACCTTCAGCGAGGCGAAGGGGCCGCTCACCAGACGAATACCCACGAGCATCGGACGCCACAAAGCCAGTACTCATTCAGGCGAAACGGTCTTTCCCATCGGTATGGCCACCAGATCGTAGTCATATTTGCCTCTCCTACAGGGGTCAGAGGGCAGTCCGGCGAGGGGTAATCACTAACAGGCCAAGCCGCAACACCGAACTGCCCCGAAGCGCTCACTGTATCTCCCACCACGTCCCGATGTTCAGGTCCGCCATGTCCTGCTCGGAAGGAACCGCCATCAGCATTGGGCGCGCATCCTCCCAGAACGCCATCACGACCGCATCCCCATCATCCGTCGAACGCCCCAACCGCTTCTTGATCTCATCCTTGCCCTCAACTTGAATCCGCGCATTGCTCATCACCCGCCAGTGCGGCGCCGTCAGGTCCCCCGTCAGCAGGTCATCGGGCGGGAGCGCCACCCCTTCTCCATTGGCTGGGTCAAGCAGCTCCCTGAGACACCACCAGGCCGCGCTCCGTTTGTTCGTGAATCCCCATTCCCCGCTCCGGTCCTTCGCCTCGCTCTTCTCGGAGGCGTTGAAGGCCACCACCGCCTTCTCCTGCTCCCTCAGCCTATCCACAACGCCAGCGCCCATCCCGATCACGTCTACGTAAGCCTCGCCCCCATAGGCATCCAGCACACCCAGCACCAACCCCGCCGTCGCCATCGTGTCCTGCTTCGTGTACCGCCGCAGTTCCCGGATCGCCCGTGTGTGCCTCAGCGCGATCACCGTGACATCCGGCCCGCTCCGCGCCACATCAACACCTGCCCGCGTGAAACCACCCCAGTCCCCCGAATCGTTGATTGCCTGCCACCGCTCGTTCGCCGCCTCTACCCAGGCGAGTGGGATGATGCCTTCCTCCTCCGAGGTTGCGAACTCCCCCAGCACGCGGTTCTGGTAGACCGCTGAACCCTCGCCCCACTGCAGGAGGCGCTGTCCTGCCCATTCCGCGCTTACGCGCCTTGCCTCGATACACTCCTTGAGTGTGACATGTCGAACCCACCAGTCGTCAAAGCCTGGCTTGCGACTGTGGATCTCATAGAAGCGCCCCTGCGGCTCGCCCGGCGTGGAGATAGCCACGGCATAGCAGTTGCCGCTAGCGAATGCACCCTCGGCCGCGTCGAAGGTGGCTGCCGGGATGGTCTTACTCTCATCGAAGATATAGAGGAGTTCGTCTGCGTGGGCACCCTCGATCAAGGCGGGATTGTCGCTCGCCGCCGCGAACGCCTCCCCCGTGCGTAGCTTCAGGTTCAGGTGCAGCATCTCGGTCCTGGAGTCGAATGCATCCCTGCCGAGCTTATCCCAGCGTAGCCGGCGCGCCCACTTACGGATCTCAGGGAAGAGATAGTGCGTGAGTTGCCGCCAGGCCGACGCCGTGCAGGGCGCCTTCCAGTCCTTGCCGTCCCTCGTCAGTGCGAACCAGAGCACGATCCAGGACGCCAGTGCCGTCTTCCCCAGCCCATGCGGCCCCCGGATCGCCACCCGCCGTTGCGTCTTCAGCTTCCGCAACACCTCAAGCTGGTAGGGAGTCGGGCCTTCGCCTCGGCCCCACTCAAAGCACTCCAGAACGAACTCCCCGGGGTCCCCCCAACAACGTGCCATCATCTGGCGACCCACCACATGCCGGAGATACTCTGCGTACTCGGCGGGGACCATCTTCTCCTCAAGCTGATGCAGTATCGCGGGTACGGTCACTGACCCCCAACTCCCGTTCGAGGATGGCCTTCAGTTCGCGGATCTCCTTCTCCAGGTCTTCGTTCAGCGCCCCAACCTTCAGGCGGTCCGTGAACATCCCCAGGTGCTTACCGAGCAGTTCCAAGGCGCTCACTTTCGAGTTCGTCTTCAGGCGCAGGGAGCCGCCGTCTTTCGTCCGCGTCTCGGCGACCTCTGCCACCAGCGCCGCCTCGGCATCGGTCAGTTCCGAGGAATCTCGCAGACGCACCCCGTCCGGTCCCCATGTCATCACGGCACGCTGATCAGCAAAGGCTATCCGCGCCAGCTCTCGCACCACCATGTCCTGCGTGATCTCAGTGCGGTCAGAACGTGCCTGTTGTGCCTCACCGATAGCGGCCGCGATGCTAACATTTGCTAACAACCGCGCCCCCTGCTCATTGGCCGTCCTCTCGCTGTACCCCGCCCGGATGGCCGCCTGAGTGGCGTTCAGGTCAACCGAGTATTCCTCCGCGAAACGGGCACGCTTGCCTGTCAGCTCCCGCCCCGTCTTCTTCGGTTTGCGGGTGGGCTTAGGCATGACTCTCCACCAGGCTCATCTGCTCCGCGGGCCGCTCCTGCGCCATCCAGTAGGCAAGGCGGGCTTCAGCGATCTGCACGTACTCCTGGTCCTTCTCGCACCCCAGGTAGTCGAACCCCTCCAGCCCTGCCGCGATGCAGGTCGTACCCGAGCCAGCGAAGGGCGCCTGGCTGTAGCAGTCTCGGGCGATCTGCCGATCCCACAATGCCCCGAGGCTCGGCCGGGAAGCCATCACACCCTCACCATCCTCGCCCCAGCCCGGACCCCCAACGCCCTCCTTGCTTCCTCCGGCTCCCTGCCGATCACGCGGCAGGCCAACTCGAAGACCCCATCCGGCTCCCCAAGCCAGCGAATCTCTCTGTCGCGCTCCGCTTCCCACTTCTCACGGCGATACCGATACTCTCCCCACGTCTCCAGGTGGCCCTTCCGGTAGCCTTTGCGCAGCCGCCTCCGCTTTGGCGGCCCCTCAGTCAGAATCGCGGAAGTCTGATCGACCATCGCCTTCATAAGGGGCAGCACTCCGTCCGGGTGTATCGCCATCAGATCACCCCGAGTTCCCGCAGGTAGGCCACCATGTTCGCCGCCTTCGCCACCCTCTGGCCGACTTCACGCTTATTCTCTCGCCCCGCATAGAGCCGGTAGGCCTCCTCGCTCAATCCGTCGAGTCCCTCACGTTCAGGGACGAGTTTCGGCTGGGGCCGACCCCGCGGCGGGTTCCACAACCGCGCGCCGCCCATGTCCGCTATAGCCTCTCTCTGTTTCCGCGCCATCTCCCTGGCCAAAAGAAGAAGCGCCCCCAGGGAAAGCTACTCCCTGAGCGCGCTATCCGCTCGTGCGGGCAAGCCCGCCTACATTCAGGCTACAGGTTGTCTATGGCGAGAACCCCGCCGCTCGCTCGTGCAAGTGGGCGAGGCGCCCGCTCCCGTCAATTCCAGTATACCCTGTCAAGGCGAGTTTGTCTACTAGAACGCATCGGGTCCATGGTTCTCAGAGGTCCCTTGGCTCGCAGCAGTTCCTTGGTTCTTGCCGGCCAAATGGCTCGCACGATACCTCTGGTTCTCAGACATTTGACGGCTCGCACTTCGCTTATGGTTCTCACCCAGGACATGGCTCGCATACTCGCGATGGGCATCAAGACTTGGCTGGCTCGCAACCGAGCCATGGTTCTCAAGAGTTCCCTGGCTCGCAATCGCGCCATGGTTCTCACAGCTCCAGTGGCTCGCAGCGATCTCCCGGGTCTCATTGCCCCCCTGGCTCGCACCGAGTTCGTGGTTCTCACTCGCAGGATGGCTCACTTCTCCACAATCGGAATCTGCGTCGTGTGCCCCAGGTGCTCCACGCAGTACACCGCCCGCGTGGGCAGTCCAGCTATCTCCCGCGCCTTCTGCCAGTAATGCGCCAGGAACACCTTCACCGTCTTCCGCCGCGCCATCGCGTCAACGTGCCCGTCCGAAAACTTCAGCAGCGGCGCCCCGTCCCTCTTCTTCCGCGGCGGGTCGTGCTCCACCGGCTCCGGGTGCAGGACACGCAGGCGCGCCTTCTCCGCGTCATAGATCGCCCGGTAGCCGTCGCCCGCCATCACGAAACTCTTCCCAGCCTTCCAGCAGAGCGTGCGCATCGTCGGATTCCAGTTCGCCTTCTCGCCCCTGGCCCGCTTCGGCGCCTGGCCGTCCACGACGTGCATACCCGAATAGGCCCATGCCTTGCTGACGGTATCGAAGTGCGAGCAGTCACCGAGCCAGGCCATCAACCCGCCGGCGATGCAGGGGCCCACGCCCTTCACGCCCTCCAGCCAGTCCGTCCAGAGCGGCTCGTCCTTGATCTGCTTCTGGACCATGCACTTGAGCGAGGATTCCTGCTTGGCCGCGTGCTCGTCCAGCCAATCCTGGAGGACCTTCGCGCCCGTCTCCGAGAGCTCGCCGCGCTGCATTGCGGCCCGAATGCGGTTCTGCATCTGCATCCGCACGCCCTGAACGTCGTAGTACGTCTCGACCAGAACTCTGACTGTGCTTGTCTCCATCGTTCCTCTCTCTCCTCACGCCCTGAACTTCTCCGTCACCGCGCCCCGCTGCTCCTCCCACGTCTTCGGGTCCCCGTTGTGGATCTCCAACTCGTGGATCGTCGAGAAGGGGTGGGCGCGGAACCAGTCCAGCAGCGCCGCCTGGGCTGGGGACACCCGGCGGAGCTCGCCTGGGCCGAGGTCAACCTCAAGTGCCGCCATCAACTCCCGTAGCTTGGCTTCGATTGCGGGCTGCGATGTTGCTGGCATCTGGTTCCTATGTCCCCTCACCCATCACTCGCTCCCCACCGCGACCAGCTCCGCGGCCTGGTAGGCCACAAACTGCCTCCGGGCATATTCAGCCAAACACAACGCGTCCGACCGCCCATCCAACACCGCACCTCGCGGCCCACGCAGTTCCGCGGTTGGCCACCGCCGGCCCGCCCATTCCGCTATCGCCCGCTTCTTCTTTGGCCGGTCCTTTGGGAGCGCCCCGCAGATCGCCCGCTGCCACTTCGACGCGGCCACCTCCTCGAAGGGAACCCCAATCGCCTCGAACACGCCGCGCCAGTAGCCAAGGTTCACGCCCAGCT